ACTCTTGCAGCATCTGTATTTGCCATAATTTACTCCTTATTTAAGAAGACCGTTGAATTCTAACCATTAGAATTAACCCGATCCTCCAAAAGTTACTTTTGAGCTCCTATTTTTAGTAATAGGCATGCTCGGGTGCTCGTCTTTTAAAACCTCATTATCAATCGCTTCCTGTTGTTCTTGAGACATTCTTTGGAAATGTGCATTTCTCTGTTCAACAATCTCAAGAGGAACTTTTGATAACAACAATCCTCCAACTGATATTACGCCTTTGTACTTTCCTTCAGCCAACGTAGGATATTTTAATTTATCCTCCGCTGATAATTCATCTTCTCTGACTAATTCGTAACCCTCTCTCAACCTAGATGTAATATTTTTATCATCTTGTTGACCTTGGATCTCGGCTCTTAGCCATCGATATTTGAACCCTTCAGGGGGTACTGGAGTATCCAGTTGTCGCGGCGGGGACCATACCGTTTTACGAGCTTCAACGTCCCTAGTTTTTACAGCGCGCGGAGTTTTATCTAATTTTACGTCTTTTTCCATGTTTTACTCCTTCACGAATTTTGCGTATTCATTTAATGGCACACCAAGCTTTTTAGCTATTGAAACTTGTGATGGTGTGAGCTTCACAGTTTTGCGTCCAGGCTTACCCCCAGCTCTTGCATTGTTTGCACTAGCAACGGGCTGAACGACCCTGGTACTAGTTGTTGTAGAGCTAGAATTTGTTTTACCCATCTTATCAGGAAAATATGCGCTTAGTCTATTATTAATTTCATTATAATACTCATCTGACTCAGTATTGTAACCTTCATTTACAAGATTGGTATGAATACCCCATGTTGCAAATGTCATTACTTCATCTTTGCCATCATCTTCGCTTTCTTTTTTTCCGAACCAAGGATTAGCTGCAGCCCATGCTTGTGCTTTAGCACTAGGAGCTTTTGCTACAGGAGCTTGAGGTTGCTGCTGTTGAGAAAACTCTTGTGGAGCATTTGCAGGAGCCTCTGCTTCTTCTGTTTTTGGTTTTTGTTTAAGTAAGGTAATTCTTTGTTTAGTGGCAGCGTTATCAGCTAAAGCAGCTTGAACCTCAGCAACTTTGTTAAAATCTTGATTTTGATGTGCAACAGCTAATTCTCTTTTTAGATTAACTTCTTGAATATCTGCTTTTTGAGCAACTTCTTCAATATAACTATCATCTAAAGAATTAACTTTTTTTTCTAATTCATCATTTTTCTTTTTAACATTTTCAGCAAAACTTATTGCAGCTTCTTTCTGCCTTTCTTCTTCTCGCCACTTTTTTGTTAAATCATTTATTCTTTTTTTAACACCAGCAGAATACTCATCATGTTCTTCTGATGCTTGTTCAGGTTGTGTTTGTTTTTCTTCAACCTGAGGTTGTTCCTCTTGTTGATTTTCTAATTCAACATCAACAGATTCACCTGAATCATCTATTGGTATTGTTTTTTCTTCACTCATTACAGGGTTGGCTTCTGGCATGATTATCTCCTCATGTTAGTTAGTAAGCGGCGATAATACATATTCAGGATCTTTAACAACCGACATTACTTCGTCATCATTAAGTAGCCTTAGTTCACCACCGTCAATTTTAATTCTGGCTCCGGCATATCTGCCAAATAAAATCCAGTCTTTCTCTTTACACCAAGGACCCGTAGGAAACTTTCCTTCATCCTTGTAGCATAAATCGCCCATTTTCATTACTAGTCCTACGTTTGTAGACCATTGGCTTTCTTCAACAGTTTTTTCTGTTAAGATTACACCACCTTTACTTTTTTCTTTAAGTTTAAATGGCATTACCAATATTCTCCAACCACAAGGATCAGGTAACTTCTCATGTTCGGTTTTTGGTTTTTCTTCTTTGTTTTTCTTCTCTAAGGCAAAAACTTTAGTCGGTAGTACTTTAGACATCTTCATCTAGCTCCTGTTTTTTTAGCAGGTTCGTGAGTTCCTGGTCTGCTTTTTTCCAAGCGTGAAGTTGACCTAGCACATACTTATATGTGACTAAATCCTTCACATCTGATAGTATAACTTGTTGTAACTGTTCTTGTCTAGCACTAAATTCTTTTCTTAGTCTTTCTACTAAGATCATTACTGGATCAGGCAATTTTATTACTCCTTATTTTTTTGGTTAGTTTTGTATAAGACAATCCTCCATTTTTAAAACGAGGAAAAGATTTAGATACTTTTATCTTATCTTTTACTTTTGGAGGTTTGTACTTTATCAATTTTCCTATGTTGGCTCTTGATATGGTCATACAGTGACTGTTGCCATCAAATCACTCAAATGTTTTGCTCTGTTAGGTGTCTGTTTATACCACCTGGAATCCAACATCTCAATGCTCGCCTCTTTAAACTGTTTAAGTTTAACATAGTCAAAAGTCTTTTTAAATTTTGAAACACCTCCAGGGCCAAGTTGAAAAATCATCTCTGTGTATATTTCCTTCAATAGCTCAGGAGCTTCATAACTTAGATCACACATAAACATATTTTCACATAATAATTGTGCGTGTTCTAAATCAGTTTTAAAAACTTCTTCTAATTGTTCTTTTGGATACTCCACTCCTTCTTCAAAAGGATCTCCTTCTACTACTTTATGACCGTAGCCTATGGTAGCAAATCCTAGAGTATCTTTGTAAATTTTATTTCTGAAGCCTTCGTTTTGCTTCACTCTTTCAGCAAGTGTACTCATTAGCACCTCCATCTCTTCCGTGCTTGCCTTAACCTCGAATTAGGATCTTTAGCAGCTTTAGGAAACTTTTTCATTTGACCTGCACTTCTAGCACAAAATGATTTACGTCGTTTTGCATCTTTCGATCCAGGTTTAGCTTTGCCTGTTACAGCTGTTTTTAATTTAGAACCAGGATTGTCTCTTCTATATTTAGCAACACCTGCTTTCGTCATACCAGCACCAGATTTGGTTGATCGGTAATACTTTTTAGTTCTTGGTGGTTGTTTATCTTTTGCCATTTTTTTTCTTTGCGAAAGTTGCTGCTCTACTAGGTTTTGGTCCTGTATTAGATTTTTGTTGTTTTCTTTTTACGGCACCCGCACGCTGCCCTTTGCTCATCGCTCTTGCCTTTGCAATAGGCACGCATTTTGGATATTTTTTTCTTTTTTCTCCACCACTTCTTCCACATTTCGGGTAAGAGCCATCTGGCCGCTTGTTTGCAATATCGACCCAGTTTTCCTTGACCCATGCCCTTAGACCTTTTTTGGCCATTTTTATGTAAAGAGTTTAGTTTCTTTTCTCTTGTTTTCTGGAATCATACCGCATCCTGCAGCTATAATAGTAGGAGTTTTGCCTTTGCCATCTTTGTAGGATACAGTTCTTTTATTTGATACCATTTTTCTTTCTTGAGAAATAGATGAAGGTCCACCATTTGCTTTTTTCTTTTTTTTCTTTCCGCCAGGAGTTACTTTGCCTGAACAAACGGCACTAGCATACATGTTAGCATATGCACTAGGGTAAACTTTAAATTTACGTTTTGCTGCCGCTTTACCTCTTGGACATAACTTACCCATTAGCGACCAACTTTCTTCATTGCTTTGTTATGTGCTTTTTTAAATGACTTTCCTTTTTTCATATCTTTTTTCATTTCAGACATGTGTTTACTACTATGTTGTTTTCCATGTTTTTTCAATTTTTCTTTTTGACTTTTAGAAAGTTTCTTTTTTCCTTTACCACCATTTCTAAATTCATCAGCCAGTTTTTTATCTATCTTTTGCTGAACTTCTTCTGGTAATTTGTTAAATCCTTTTTTGCTTGGTGGTATTTTTTTATTCATAGTTATTTTCCTTTTTTAAACATGTTTAATGCAGCAGGTCCCGCACGTACCCCCAGTGAAACTGAGCAAGCCAAATACAAAAGGTGGCGGTAATATTCCGGAAGCCCTGAAAGGATCTCAAAGCCACGTTCTATGTGTGGTTGCATAAAAGGCAGGAATGCACAAATTGCTGGAATCATTAGCGCAAGTAAAACGAATTCGTCTTTCCACGAGCCCTTCATTTGCTCTACAGCAGTTTGCTCCCACTTAACCTTACCGGCAATTTGATCTTCTTTAAGTTTAGTAGCGGCCTTAATTTCCGTAACTTTTAATTCTGCTTTTGCTTTTTTGGTCTCGACGAAACCACGGACTGTATCCGCGGCAACGCCGAGTAGGGGTTTTGCTAGAAGTTGCCAGACCATAGTCTAGGCGCCTCCCCCAATAGAACTAATAATAAAAATAACAGCTATAGCTACTATACCCGCCTTAATCCAGTCCTTCATTTTCCAATCAGACCACTCTTTTAAGTGTTCCCATAGATCTTTTAATAAATTCATATAACCTCCTAGTTAATGAACAGTTAAATCGAACTCAGGTTCGAATTCAACGGTTTTTTGTAGCTCATGTTCACAATTTTTGCAATCACAACTCGTACAACTACCTCCATTCGAACAATGACATCCATGTTCACAATGAATGCAAGTATTATCCGAAGAATTTGTTTCCTTGAGTAGCAGCACCAGCACCTTTTACCGTCATATTTGGTTTTTTGACGTTGGTATCAACATCCATGCCATCTACAGACTCACCTGGTTGCATTTTAAACTTACCACCGTCTTCATAGGCCATTGGCATCATGCCACCACCCATATATTTTCTTTTTTTCTTTTTATTTTTGTCTTTTTTCATAATACCTCTCAATGAAAAGTTGGTTTAGTATATCTTATGAGAGTAACATCTGCAACTTGGTTTTCAAATGCTTTGTTTGCTACATCCTCTGATATAGAATTCTCTAAATACACTGCTTTTACAACAGTGAGCATTGCAGAAGCCATAATTAACTTATCTTCTGGTTTTCTTGCGTTATCTTCAACATAACTAGCAAACTCTTTTATGTGAGCTTGTAAAAATTGTTCTGTTTCGGTCATTGTTTTTTAATATTTGCCAAATTTATTTGATTGTTCATCCTAGCTTGCGCTATTTTTGCGTTTTGTTCAAGCTTTGCTTGATCAATTTCCGTTTTTTGAGCTAATTTTGCTGCATTTAGCTGTGCATCTGACTGATCAGCGGCTGCTTTTCTTGCATTATCCTGCTCTTTTATCAATAATTCTTGTTTTTTGAGCTCTACAAGTGGATCTTGACCTTGACCTTCAAGGTATTCTTGCTCTTCTGCCACCATGTTTTCAGTTAATTCAGCTTGTTTATCTGCAATTTCCGCTTCCATCTTGTTTTGTAGCTGTTGCATTATCTCAGGTGGTATCTGTTGACCAAATTGTTGTGCTAATTCTTCTAATGTTTGTTTATTTTCTTCCATAACGAGCTGTCTAGCTAAGAAACTTATGTGTTGAGATATGTGAGATTGTAAAGAAGCCATTGCAAGAACACTAGTTCTAACCAAAGTTGATGACATAAAAGCTCTATGAGTTCTTATGTGGGCTGCATGATCTTGTTCTGGAAATGCTTGTAGTTCTTTTG